GAAATTGAAAGTCATTACAATACGCAAATTAGAGAAATGCCCGCCGATTTAGGAAACATACTAAACTAAGTAAATAAAAATTTTGTTATGACAAATTCGTAAAATAAATCTATTATATTTCTTTTTTTAATATAATAAATGTCAGTAATTAGTGAAATCAATAATCATTTTAAAATGCCTATTTTTTATAATGACAAAAAAATGAAAATAAAACAACATATTGTTACCGATTTGGAACTAGTTAAAACTATCGATGCGTCTGGTTGTAAACCAATATATCATTATTTTTTTAACAATGATAACGATGTTTCTGAAAAACTTATTGAACAAGTTGCTGATTATTATACTACAGACGTCGACTTTATTACGCAAAACCAGGAATTATTAAAAAATTATAAGCGATGTGATAAAAAATATACCACGTATTCTGAAAATTATGCGAATATTCTGGAAATATGGAATGAAATAAAATGCGAAACCGATTTCAAGGAAAAATATTATTATATTGATTGGCCTATGTTAGAATTTCTCAATAAGTCAGAACACTTTCTACAATTTATGAGTATGTACAATTTAGCATCTCCTGTCATTTCTCTCCTTATTCCGGTTTTTATATTGATTGTACCTTTTTTTATTATTAAATTAAAGGGTCTCACATTAACAGTTAATGAATATATTGAAGTTTTAAAGGTTCTTGCTCAATCGCACGCAATTGGAAAACTTTTTACACAGTTTAATGATGTGTCGTTAAATGAAAAAATATACTTACTTATATCCGCAGCGTTTTATTTCTTTTCCATTTATCAAAACGTAACTGTTTGCTTAAAATTCCATAATAATATGATTAAAATACATAAACATTTTGATGAAATTAGCAATTATATCGACTATACAATTAAATCAATGGATAATTATTTGATTTATTCAACCGATTTATCAAGCCAGAATGAATTTAATAAGGTATTAAGAGAGAAAAAACAAACACTAGAAGGTCTAAAGAAGAAATTTGCTTTTATAACAGAATACAAATTAACTAGTATTAAGAAAATACAGGAAATTGGACATATATTAAAATACTTTTACGAATTACACGATGATTTGCTATATAACGAAGTAGTTATGTATTCTTTAGGTTTCAATGGCTACATTGATTGTCTTGAAGGGTTACAAAATAATATTGAAGAGAGAAAAATAAATTATTCTGCTTTTGTCAAGAGCAAAGGTAAGGCGCAGTTTAAGAATAATTATTATGGACCTTTGAAAGACGAAAACCCGATTAAAAACACAATCAAATTTAAGAAGAATATTATCGTGACTGGCCCGAATGCATCTGGAAAAACCACCATACTCAAATCTACGTTGATTAATATCATTTTGACACAGCAATTTGGCTGCGGTTTTTACGACTCCGCGCAGATAAATCCTTTTAAATATATCCACTGCTATTTAAATATTCCCGACACATCTGGGCGTGATAGTTTATTCCAAGCTGAAGCGCGACGATGCAAAGATATTTTGGATTTAATAAAAACAAATGAAGATGAAACACATTTTTGCGGGTTTGACGAATTGTATTCTGGTACAAATCCTGATGAAGCTGTAACAAGTTCTACTGCTTTTATGAATTATATAATTAAGAATCCAAATGTTCATTGTATTTTAACAACTCACTTTATCAAAGTTTGTAAAAAACTACAAAAAAATAAGAACATTATTAATTGTCATATGGAGACAGAAAAAAAAGGCAATAGGTTAATTTATAAATACAAATTAGTCGACGGAATTTCAGAGGTTAAAGGTGGTGTAGCCGTATTAACAGCAATGGATTACCCAAAAGAAATTATTTCTAATACAAATATATAAATAATGGCATCACGTAGAAATAGAAAAACTTATAAAAAATCAAAAAAAACTTATAAGAAATCTAGAAAAAATTATAAGAGAGTTAAAAGAGGTGGAGGAGAATGTAGTCTTGCTTCTCAATCAAATATTAATGACGAAACTGAATTATATAAACTTAAAAGTAAATATTGTGGACCATTGACAAAATTAGCACACAAAGATTGTTGTAATAATATTGAAAATAATATACAAGATTTAAACAGGTCGAGACAGACACGCGAAGCTGTTGAAGAAAGAATAATACAAAAAAATAGATATCAATATCCAGAAAATTTGGCAGATAATAAAGAAGAATACAGTTGGAATGATTACGAAAGCTTTCCTCAACTAAAAAAATAATGTAATAATCAGATTAAATAAACAATATAAACTAATTCGTTAATTTAAATAATTAATTTATATATCCTCTTTGTAATAATATGCCTTCTTTAACAGATTTATTTAATCCTACTTTTTTAATGTTTTTAGGAATACTAGTACTCGTAGTAGCATTGCTTGTTGTATATTTTGAAACTAAATTTAGAGAACAAAATCATAAAATTTCTTCTATGTTGAGTCTTGTTTCTGCTTTAGCAGAAGAAGTAAATGGTTCTAAAATGATTATTCATCAATTAACAATGAATCACCAACCGCAAAATCAGCAGTTTTTTCAGCAGCCCAATTTAGAAAAAAGAATAGTTCAAAATGATAATTTAATTCTTGTTTCTGATGATGAAGAAGATTCTGATGCAAGTGATTCTGATGATGAAGAAGAAGATGATTCTGATTCTGACGCTGCTAGTGAAGTAAGTATTGATGAAAATGAACTAGATGATGATAGTGATAACAGTGTTATAGAGCTTGGTGAAAGCAATGATGTCAAAGTTTTAAAATTGAATATTAACAACGATAAAGATGACAGTGATTCTGAGGACGATTTATCAGAAGCAAGCTTAGACGATTTAGACAATTTAGAAGACTTAGAAGACTTAGAAGACTTAGAAGATTTAGACGATGATAGTAGTACTAGCAGTGTATCCATTAAGGAAGAAAAAAATGATAATATAAAATCAATGGACCTGAAATCTATCAATATTACTTTAGAAGAAACCAAACCAGAACAACCATTGGATTATAAAAAAATAGCGCTACCCAAATTAAGAAGCATTGTTGCTGAAAAGGGTCTTTCATCTGATTCTTCAAAGTTGAAGAAAAACGAATTACTTAAATTGCTTGGAGTTGAATAAGAATTTTATCTTGTAAATATATAAATGTCGTGGGGCACATGTTATAGCGATAATAATTCAAAACAATATGGATGGGAAAATTGTTATTCAGCAAGTAATAATTATAACTTTAATTCACCTGCTAAAATGGCAGACGGGCGTCTGTGGGCACAGTGGACTCCGGATGCTGCTGTCAACAACAGAATACAAAAAAAGGAAGGCATCACAAATAACTGGAACTATCGCCAATATTTACAGCAAAATGGTCTTCAAATTATGAACTATAATACTACTGAGGCGTGTTACGAATTGGGTCTTGACCCTCATGTACAAACAGGCAAAACACCATCCGATAATGTACCATACACATTTAGGTCTACATTCGACACTGGGAAACCCGGTTTTGGATACTGTAACAGTGATTTAAAAAATCCTTACTTGTCGCGTGAACAATTGAACTCGAGGTTGGTTGCACCATCCATCAACCCTCAAGTCTATACAAATAAACAGTAAACTTTATAAATTTGAAATTATATCTATATGATTTGCAAACTATTTAATAACAATTAAGTATTTTAATAAAATATGAAAATACTTAGTATCGATGTTGGTATCAAGAATTTAGCCTTTTGTCTTTTTGAGAAATTAGAAAATTCTGATTCTTTTAAGATTACAAAATGGGATACAGTTAATATTTCAGAACAACACGAAATACAAAATTGTATTTTTATTGATAAAATTGGTGTATGTAATAAACCCGCTAAATTTAAAACGTCTAATAATGAATGCTTTTGTTTAAAACATTCAAAAAAACAAAATTATCAAATACCAACATCTGAATTAAAATCATCTTCTATCAATAAACAAAAAATCCAAAAATTATTTGAAATTGCTGACAAATATGGGATTAAATATCCGCCAAAAATTAAAAAGGTCGATTTACTAGCTAATATAAATGAATACATTAAACAAAATTACTTACAAGAAATTGAAGTGAAAAAAGCAGCGGATGTTAATTTGTACAATATTGGTATTAATATCAAAACCCATTTTGATAAATTGTTTTCAGACGAGGTTTGTATTGACTCCGTTATTATTGAAAATCAAATTGGGCCTTTAGCTATTAGAATGAAAACGATACAAGGGATGTTAGTACAATACTTTGTTATGTGTCCTATAGAAGTCAAAAATGTGGAATTTATTTCAGCGTCAAATAAGCTTAAGGATTGCGAGATTAAAGACAAGAGTAAATATAGTGACAGAAAAAAATTGGGTATCGCCAAATGTTTAGAATCAATTTCTACAAACAGCAATTTTATTAGCAAACTCGAATACTTTAACGCACATAAGAAAAAAGATGATTTAGCGGATTCTTTTTTACAAGGGTTATGGTTTCTATCAACTTCAACTTTTAAAAAAAGTTGAGCAAAAGTTTAGAAAAAGTTTAAGCGCAGCAAGAAAAGCAAAAATTATATTTATATTTTTAATTTATTATAAAAAATATATTTAATTCGCGTATGACTTAAAATTATAAGTTCTATTTAATGAATAATAATGGCTGAAATGATTGAAATATCAGAACTCGATTTTAATGATAATTCGGGGGGAGGAAGTGATTGGAATAATAAGTCTAGTAATTTTGGAGGCGGACTTGAATTTCTAATGAACGATAAAGTTAAAGAAAGTTCAAAGTTGTCAAGTGATATTGATTTAGACGATTTAAATAATTTAGAAAATGAATTGAATAATTTAGTGGATGATATTCCAAATACAAATAGTGGTTATAAACCTGCTTCAGATATGTTTTCTACGCCAAGTTCTATATTTAATGATGACAAACCATCATCTGTTCGTTTTAGCGACGGAGGTTCATCTGGTGTTGGGAGAGCCACATCTGATTTAGGTGGTGACTCTAAAACTTGGGACGGTTATGGTAAATTCAACAATGTACCTATTAACCCCGATAAGGGTCTACCATCTCAACCTCAACTAACTAAAGAAGAAATGTTAAGAGAGAAGTTCAAGTTCTTGCGCAAGTTAGAGGCGCTTGAGAAGAAAGGTGTCGAGTTATCGAAAAAATACTCAATGGAGTCCTCGTTGCAAGAAATGATGGGTGAATATGAGACCATTATGGAGGAGAAAACTAAACAGAATTCGGTTAAATTCCAAGGCAATATGCTTATGGCTGTTATCAATGGAATCGAGTTTTTGAACGGACGTTTTGACCCATTTGATATTAAGTTGGATGGTTGGTCTGAACAAGTGAATGAAAATGTTAGTGACTATGATGAGATTTTTGGTGAGTTGTATGAGAAATACAAGAGCAAGGCGTCTATGTCCCCCGAAATAAAATTATTGTTCCAACTTGGCGGCAGTGCTATGATGG